ATGACCACGGCGAAGTTCTCTTCGCCGGGCACTGCCGATGGTGCATCGGACAGGCCCGGCACGACACCCATCAAGGCTACACTAACTCCAGCTTTCGAAATCAAATCTACAGCCGACGATTGGCGGGACGACTTCCTTGCCGCGCTGGCCGAGACGTCGAACGTAAAAGGCGCCGCGCGCAAAGCCGGCGTCAACACTGCCAAGGTTTACAAGGCCCGGCGCAACGAGCCGGAATTTGCCCGCGAATGGCAGGACGCGCTCGCCGAAGGATATGATAATTTGGAAATGGACCTGCTGCACCGGCTCCGCGAAGGCGAGTTGGAAGGCGGTAAGACCAAGGCTCGGCGCAAGTTCGACAACGCCATATCCTTCCGCCTGCTGACCGCCCACCGCGACGCAGTCGGCAGGCAAAAAGCTATTCGCAGCAATGAGGATGAAGACGCTATCCTCGATTCGATCGACCGCAAACTGGAAGCCATGCGCCAGCGCGACAAAGCGGTGCAGGATATGCTGAAGGACAATGGAGATACCTATTATGTCGGCGGCGGAGCGGCTGAGAATTGACCCACCGCGCCGGGTTGCTCCGCTACCTGCTAAGCCTCGAACCTACCGAAACCATGGTGCGCCTGGGCAACTTCAGCCGTCCCGAAAAGGAGGAATTCCGCCAACATTGGCGGCTTTGGGCGCGCAAGGAGCAACTGCCGCCACCGGGCGACTGGCGCATCTGGATGATTTGCGCCGGACGCGGTTTTGGCAAAACCCGTGCGGGCGCAGAATGGGTGCGCGCAGTGGCCAAGCGCGATCCCGACGCCCGCGTCGCATTGGTAGGCTCGTCCATTTCTGAAGTGCGCGCGGTCATGGTGGAGGGAGAAAGCGGTTTGCTCGCGATCTCCCCACCGGATCGTGCGCCGCAGTTCGAACCTTCGCTGAAACGGCTGACCTGGCCCAACGGTGCGCAGGCGTTTCTCTATTCCGCAGCCGAGCCCGAAGGATTGCGCGGCCCGCAACATAGCGCCGCGTGGTGCGACGAAATCGGCAAATGGGAAAACGCATCGCAGCGCGCCATCAGCGCCTGGGATAATCTCCTGATGGGTATGCGCCTCGGTGAAGATCCGCGCATCCTCGCCACGACTACACCGCGCGCCGTGCCACTGGTCCGCCGTCTGCTCGCCGAGGCGGATGCGGGCGATGTGATCGTCTCGCGCGGATCCACATACGATAATGCTACCAATCTGCCCGAACGGTTCGTGCGGCAAATGAAGCGAAGTTTCGGCAAGACGGCGCTCGGTCGGCAGGAGCTGGACGGCGAAATTCTGGCCGATGTGGAAGGTGCGCTGTGGACCCGCGCCCTGCTGGAACGGTGCCGCGAAACCGCCCTGCCGGAAGCATCATCGCGGATCGTGATCGGCGTCGATCCACCGGCGTCGGCAAAGGGAGACGCCTGCGGTATCATCGTCACAGGGATCGGAGACAGCGGCGTCGCCACCGTGCTCGCCGATGCTTCCGTACAAAAGGCCAGTCCCGAAAAATGGGCTCGTGCGGTCGCTAGGGCAGCAAAGGCCTGGAACGTCGATCGCGTCATTGCCGAAGCAAATCAGGGCGGCGCGATGGTGGAAAGCGTGTTGCGCGCCGCCGATATCGCCCTGCCTGTAAAACTGGTCCATGCCAGCCGCGGCAAGGTGGCGCGGGCTGAACCCGTGGCGGCATTGTATGAAGCCGGGCGGGTGCGCCATTCGGCCATGTTCGCCAAACTGGAAGACGAACTGTGCGGCCTGATGGCAGGCGGCACTTACGAAGGACCTGGCCGCAGCCCCGACAGAGCAGACGCGCTGGTCTGGGCGCTGACCGAACTGATGCTGGGCAGCCGCAGCCAGCCACGCGTGCAGACAATCTGAAAACCGCAAGACAATTCGCCGGTGCACCCCTTCGCAGGGGCATTGGCGGACAAAGGAATTGCCATGTCATTTTTCGAAAATCTCGCTTCCGCCTTCAAGGGCGGGAGCGACGCCCGCGTGCCGATTGCGCGTGGGTTCGTATCCCCCTGGGCGGTCGCCTTCGACGGCGGTACGTCCGTTGCGGGCGGCGCAGGCGCTGCAAGCTCCTACGAGTATTCGCGCAGCGTGCGCCGCGCCTTTATCGAAAACCCGGTTGCCCAGCGCGCCGTTCGCGTGGTTGCCGAGGGAGTTGGCGGGGCGCCGCTTGCGTCGCTCTCGCCGCCCACTTCGCAGGTCGGCGACAGCGCAGCGCTGCAACGGCTCGTCAACGCCACCAGCGCAGGGCAATCGCTGCTCGAGACGCTGGCCGCGCATCTGCTGCTGCATGGCAATGGCTATGTGCAGATCCTGAAGGATGGCGCGGGCCGGCCGCTTGAACTGTTCGCGCTGCGCCCCGAACGGGTTTCGGTGGTGCCGGGCGATGATGGCTGGCCGCGTGCCTATGCCTACCGACTGGCTGAAAAGACGCTGACCATCCCAGTGGAAGACGAGGGTGGCTGGCCCAACATCATTCATCTGAAAAGCTTCCACCCGGCAGACGATCATTATGGGGCCGGCGGTTTGGCAGCTGCCGAACAGGCTGTTGCGATCCACAATGCGGCCAGCGTTTGGAACCGGGCGTTGCTTGAAAACGCAGCCCGCCCTTCGGGTGCATTGGTTTACGACCATCCCGACAGCGCCGGACTGACGACCCAGCAATTCGACCGGCTGAAGGACGAGTTGACGTCCGCTTATTCCGGACACGCCAATGCCGGACGTCCGATGCTGCTGGAAGGCGGCCTGAAATGGCAGGGCATGTCGATGAGCCCGGCGGACATGGACTTCGCGACGCTGAAAGCTGCTGCTGCTCGCGATATCGCACTGGCTTTCGGTGTGCCGCCGATGCTGCTCGGCCTGCCGGGCGACAACACTTATGCCAATTACCGCGAGGCCAATCGCGCGCTGTGGCGACTGACGCTGCTGCCTCTGGCAGGCAAGATCCTGTCCGGCCTGTCCGAGGGGCTGGAGCCGTGGTTCACAGGCGCAAAGCTCGCAATCGACCTTGATAAAGTACCGGCCCTTGCGGACGACCGCGAGAAGCTCTGGTCGCAGGTCAGTGCCGCCAATTTCCTTACCGATACCGAAAAACGCGAGCTGCTCGGACTCGAACCCGCGCAGGGTAAGGGAGAAACGCCATGAACCGCGAAGACATGCTCGCGCGCTTGCTATCGCAGGCAGCCGGGGCTGGCGCGGAACTGATCACGCTGCGGGCTATCGTGGAAGAATCGAGCGAGCTTGGTGCGAACCGCGTGCTCGGCCGCCTCGGCCTCGCCGATCCGCAGGCGCAGGACGATCTCGACGAGCTGCGCGAATTGCTGGGTGCCTGGCGAAACGCGAAAGCCAGCGCCTGGAAAGCCGCCGTGGAATGGATCGTGCGCGGACTATGCGCGCTGTTGCTGATCGGCATTGCGGTCAGGCTGGGCGTGCCGGGGCTGCTGCGATGAAGATTGCAGGATATGCCGCCCTGTTCGGTGTGCCCGACGGCGCGCGTGATACCATCCACATCGGTGCTTTCCGCCGTAGCCTGGGCGAACGGATCGATCCCCTTCCCCTGTTTTGGCAACATCATCCCGAACAGCGCATCGGCTGGGTCGAACATGCCAGCGAGGACGCGCGCGGTCTCAGGATCGTCGCCAATATCGACAACCCCGACAGTCGCGCGGCCCTTCTCCTGCGCCAACGCGCGATCGATGGATTGAGCTTCGGCTACCGGGCGCGTGCCTTCCGACGCGATGAACGCGGGCGCGCGCTCGACGAGGTCGAGATTTTCGAAGTCAGCCTAGTGACTCACCCGCTCCAGCATGAGGCGCGGGTGCATTTCATCGAACCGGAATGACGACCGATTTTACCCCCACGACCAACTCACGAATACCCTCAATGAAAGGTGACTACCCTATGGATATTTCCATCCCCAACCAGACCCTGACCGGCGCCGCCATCCCGGCAAACCCGCTCCGCACAGGCGACACCGCGGAGCAGAGCTTCGACATCGTCGCGCGCCAGGACAAGGTCGAGGCTCGCGTCGATACGCTGCGCACCGATGTGGACGAAGTAAAGGCACGCATGGACAAGATGGGCCGTGCCGCCACCCGCCCCGCCATTTCCGGGGCCAGCGACAGCGGCGCCGAAGTAAAAGGCTTCGTCGACGGGTATCTACGCCGCGGCTCAACCGCCGAAATCAAGTCCATCAGCGGCCAGGTTCCATCGGATGGCGGTTATGCCGTACCGCGCACCATCGATGCCATGATCGCCCGCGAATTGCAGGAAATCAGCCCGATCCGCTCCCTGGCGCAAGTCGTCCAGACCGGTACTGCTGGTTACCGCAAGCTGGTCGCTACCGGCGGTACTGCATCGGGCTGGGTTTCCGAAACGGCGGGTCGCCCGGAAACGGACGCTCCCAATTTTGCCGAAATCGCCCCGCCGACAGGCGAACTGTATGCCAATCCCGCTGCCAGTCAGGCTATGCTGGACGATGCCGGGTTCGACCTGGAAAGCTGGCTCGCCAGTGAAATTGCCATGGAGTTCGCCCGGGCCGAAGGCGCGGCCTTCGTCAATGGGACCGGCATCAACATGCCCGAAGGGTTCCTGCAGGCGCCTGTCGGCACGGCCGGCGACGATGTGCGTACATTCGGCACGCTGCAATATGTCGGTACCGGCGACGATGCGGGCCTCGGTATCGATCCCGACGACCGCCTGATCGATCTCATCCATACGATGAAGTCGGGCCACCGTCAGGGCGCCAGCTTCGTGATGAATTCCACCACGCTGGCCGAAGTGCGCAAGCTGAAAACCGCCGATGGCGCATTCCTGTGGCAGCCGGGCATGGTCGACGGCCAGCCCGACCGCCTGCTGGGCTATCCAGTGGTGGAAGCGGAGGACATGCCCGACATTGCAAACGGCGCCTATCCGATCGCATTCGGCAATTTCCGTCATGGCTATCTGATCGCCGAACGCAGTGCCACACAGGTGCTGCGCGATCCGTACACCAACAAGCCGTTCGTGCACTTCTACGCCACCAAACGTGTCGGCGGGCAGGTGCTGGACAGCGCCGCGATCAAGCTCCTGAAAATCGAGTTGTGACCGCTCCGGTGGCCTGAGCGCCACCGGACCATTGCGACTTCGAACCCTTTCCGCGCCGCCGGGGGCCCCCTTACCCGGCGGCGCGGATACCAGACATCATCATCAGGAGACCGCCCATGAAGCGGGCTATCATCGTGCCTGCAGACCTTGCAGGGGCGGCACTCATCGAGCTGAAACAATGGCTCGCCATTACGGTCGTTACGCATGACGCGGCGCTGGTTTCGGTGCTGCGCGCCAGTATCGACATGTGCGAAGCCTATACCGGGATCATGCCGTTGCAGGTGACGGCCGAGGAAACCGTGGCCGCGACCGCGCAATGGCAATCGCTAGCCGCGCGGCCAGTGCAAGCGATTACCGGCGTCGAAGTTCTGCCAACCGAAGGCGCGCGCTTCGCTCTTGCCAGCGACGCCTACGATATCGAGCTGGACGCGGACGGTACCGGCCGCATCCGTGTCATCCGGCAAGGTGCGGCAGGACGCGTCGTAGTCCGGTACGTAACCGGGCTGGCCCCGGTTTGGGAGGCGTTGCCCGATGCCTTGCGGAGCGGTGTCATTCGTCTTGCAGTACATTCCTGGCGTGAGCGGGAAGATGGTCCGGCCGGCATCCCTCCCGCCGCTGTCGCTGCATTGTGGCATCCCTGGCGCCGGATGCGGCTGGCATGATTTCCGCCATCCCGCGCACGGCATTCGAAACCCTCGCTCAAATTCTTGCTGCCCGTGTTGCCCGCCGCGCCAAAGCAAGCGCCGAGTTGGCAATGGCTTCACGGCGAGGTGACGCAAGGCGGTGGCGCAAGGCGCAATTGCTCTGGCCTGACTTTACAGGAGATTTGCCATGATCGAAGCTCGGCTTCGCGCGGCTCTCATCCAATGGCTCGCCGGTGATCCGACCGTAGATGACGAGCTCAACGCGATCGAAGAGGAAGCGCCGGTTACCGCCACCGCGCCATGGCTGGGCATCGCCGCAAGCGCATCCACCGACTGGAGCACGAAAACGCATAGCGGACGCGAAATCCGTATTGCGCTCGAACTGACGACGCGCGGCGACCGGACTGCGGGCGATGCCGCGCTGTTGACGTCCATTTCGCAGCGCATCGAAAACTTGCCTGCGGCACAGCCAGACTTCGCCGTAGCCGGCATTCAGTTCCTGCGCGCGCGCACCGAACGCCGCGCAAGGAACATGCGATCGACCCTGCTGGAATACCGCTTCCGCACGCTTTCGCATCCTGCTGCCTGATCCGATCCACCGACCCCATTATTATACGGAGTATCCGCCCATGACCGCCCAAAAAGGTTCTGCCTTCCTGCTCAAAATCGGCGACGGCGCACAGCCGCCTGCTTACGAAACCGTCGCCGGCCTCCGCACCACGCAAATGTCCGTCAATGGCGACATCGTAGTTGTGACCCACAAGGAATCGCAAGGTTGGCGCGACCTGTTGTCGGGCGCGGGAACGCGCTCGGTTTCGGTATCTGCCAGCGGCATTTTCCTTGGCAGCACCGCCGAAGCATCGGTGCGCGGACACGCGCTGGCCGGTACTATTGCCGAATACGAATTGTCGTTCGAGGATGGCGAGCGCTTGCGCGGCCGGTTCCTCGTTCAGCGGCTCGATTACGCGGGCGATTTCAATGGTGAACGCAATTACACACTGCAGCTGGAAAGCTCCGGCGCGGTGCTGCCTGCATGACCGTCCTGCCCCAACCGGTCGCAAATGTCTTACGCGGTGAAGCGATCCTGATGGTCACTGGCCGGCCGCGACTGCTGCGACCGAGTTTTACCGCGCTGGTCGCAGCGGAGGAGGAGCTGGGTCCGCTTTTCGCACTCGTCGAGCGGGCTGGCGAAGGCAAGCTCCGCCTAACTGAAATGGCCGCTTTATTCTGGCACTGTCTGGCCGAGCAGGAAGGCCTGACCCGCGAACTTGTCGGTGAGGCGGTATTGGAAGCGGGCCTGGCAGGAAGCGCGAAGCCGCTACGCCTGCTGCTGGGCCAGATTCTGCAAGGCGCCGGGTGACCACCGAAACAGCGCCGGCGGACTCTGCCGAATACAGCGACCGCTTCGCGCCCGGCACTCTGCGGCTGGCTGGTCTGGCCGCCCGGGCGCTCGGCTGGCGCCCAGCAGAATTCTGGCAGGCCACCCCAGCTGAGCTCCTGACCGCAATCGCACCCATGCAAAGCGCGCCGGATTTCATCAGCCGCGCCGATCTCGAGCGGCTGCTGCAACAAGACACAGGATGATTTGAAATGGATGACGGACTGGACGAGCTGGTAATCGATATTCGCGCCAGCACACAGGGTTTCGCGCAAGATATCGCGGCCATGCGCGGCACGTTCGACAGCACGCTGGTGGATGGCTTCCGTGATGCCGGAAACGTGCTTGAACGCGGGCTGATGTCAGCCATCAAGCGCGGTAGCCTCGGCTTCGACGATTTGAAGCGGGTTGCATTCCAGGCGCTGGGTGAAATTGCCGAACAAATGGCGCGATCCCTGAGCGGCGCTGGCTCGGCGGGCGCAGGGGCTGCCGGCGGCGGCCTGCTTGGCGGTCTCGGCACTCTGGTTACCGGAGCGTTCGGCTCGTTGCTGGGATTGCCCGGACGCGCGACCGGCGGACCGGTATCGCCAGGTCGCGGCTATCTGGTGGGTGAGCGAGGACCGGAAATGTTCGTCCCGACAAGCTCCGGCAGGGTAGAAACGATGGACGGTGGCAATTTAGCTGGGGGCGGGCGCGATGTGCGCGTAGCGATCAACCTGAATGCCCCGCGCGGGACCTCCGCCCCGGCTGCTATGCAGCGATCTTCCCGCCAGATGGCCAGCGCTGTCCGGCGGGCTTTCAACGACTGATACCGCATTGCGCGACGCGCGTGCTGCGCAAGATGTATCCTCTTCTAGCTTATACCGACAAAGGAACCACGCCATGGCTTTCTGGCTGGCCCGCGATCCGCGTGGGCAGACGACCGATTTCATCCAGCGTTTCGATCCCAGGTTCTGGACGGTAAATTTTCCTCGCCCGATGATGGCTTCGGTGGTGACCACCGGGCCGGATGCGCTGAGAGTGGATTGCGAGTTCCATCACGAAGGCGAGCTGGCTGGTTTGATCTGGGAAAGCGAGGATACGCTGGACCACCCGTTGCTGGCGTACGTTACCGACAAGGATTACTCGCGCACGGTTCTGCGCTTCGACTGGCAGTCATCGGGTCTGGTGCCGCTGGACCAGCCGAATGGTCCCACGCTGACCATAGAAGGGCGCGACGAAACCGGGGCTTCACGTAGCTGGTATGTGCGGCTTTGGAATTACGCTGTGGGTTCACCGGTATCGGCAACGGTTACGCTGCCTTTCTCCGAGCTGCAAAGCGGCTACACCCTCCCGGGCGAAGCCGTCGTCCCATCCAGCATCGACCGGATGTTCATCAGCCTTGCGCCGCCGGGATATGAGGCAGGAGGTACGGACCGCCTACCTGCACGCACCGACGCTTCGGTCACGCTGTCGAATATTGTTTGCGAGGGGGACCGCCCCATGCTGTCGATCGGCGACGTCATGTTGCCACCGCATGGCGAACAGATAGCGACCGCCTATGACGACGCTCTGAACCAGACACCACAGCGCCTGCTCCGCATTATCCGCGCCTTGGGCTATCGCGGCAGCGTGTTGCATTATGTCGGCATGAGCCATTTCTACCGGCTCGCGCCCGACTACCAAGGTAAGCTACTGGCTGCCATCGACGGCACATTATGCACACCTGCAATATCCTGGCACGCAGCGTTCTTCGCCGAGTGCAAGACCTTGGGCTTCGAGGCGATTGCGTCGCTGTCCTACGAATTGTTCGCCGCGGATTGTCATCACAGCTGGCAGCAGCTTGCTTTCGACGGCGAACAAGCGCGCACCGGCTGGGTTCCGCCTTCGGCCCTGCTGACCCCCGCCCGAACACAGGTGAACGACTGGCTGCAAGCGGTCGCGAAGAATTTCGTGAACTTGATGAAGGCATCAGACCTGCCTGTAAGGTTCCAGATCGGCGAACCGTGGTGGTGGGTTACGCCGAACACGTGCAAGCCCTGCATCTACGATTATTTCGTAAAACAACTGGCTGGCGGCAGCGTGCCTTTGATCACCGACATTCGCGGGCCGAAAACGAGCGAGGAACAGGATTACCTGGATTTCGCAGGGTCGGTTCTTGCCGATTCTACCCTCGCGCTGGCGGATGTTGTCCGCGCCGAAGGTGGGCCGGACACCGAGGTGCTGTTGCTGGCGTTTACGCCGACCGTCCTGGATCCTGCCGTACCGGAACTTCGCCGCGCCAACCTGCCCGAGGCCTGGGCTTACCCGGCCTTCGACCGGCTTCAACTGGAGGATTACGACTGGTTGACAGCCGGGGCCGATGCCTTGCGCCGGACAGCTTATGAAACCGTCGATGCACGGCTTGGCTACCCCCTGGACAAACAAGACTACCTTTCCGGCTTCGTGCTGAAGGAAAGCGACGCCGACGAATACTGGCTGCGCATCGATGCCGGGCTGGACGAAGCCGCATCGCGCGGCATCACGCGGCGCTTCGTATGGGCGCTGCCGCAGATTTCGCGGGACGGTTACACCCGGCTCGCTGCATCACAGGAGGATCAGGTGCAAGCTTTCGACGATGTTCTCTACCCGCTCGCGCTGGGCCGCGATGCCGGCGTCAGCCCGGAATTCTCAACCAGCGTGGTCGTGACCGCTTCAGGCCACGAGCGCCGCAATTCTCTCTGGTCTGATGCGCGGCTGCGCTTCGATGTCGGGCCAGGTATTCGCAGCCAGGACGAACTTGGCACCCTGATCTCATTCTTCCGAGCCCGACGCGGTGCGGCGCGTGGGTTCCGGTTAGCCGATCCGTTCGATTTCAGCTCGAACGGAATGACCGGTTCCCCGACCATGCTGGACCAGCAGATCGGTATCGGAGACGGATTGCGGGCAAGCTACGCGCTCGTAAAACATTATGGCGAAGATGCCGGTACCGAGCCGCAAATCCGGCCTATCACCCGGGCGCGGATTGAAACGGTGGCCATCAGTGTCGACGGCGTCGCCAACACCGATTGGATGCTCGATTCGGGCGGTCTTGTTACTTTCAGCAACGCTCCAGCCGAAGGCGCGATCATCAGAGCGGGATTCTTGTTCGATGTGCCCGTACGCTTCGCCGAAGACCGTATCGACATCACGGGGGCTGCGTTCACCGCCGGTGAAGCCCCCAGCATACCGCTCGTCGAAATCCGTGAGGCGGTATGAGCCGGACCTTCTTCGCTTCAGAACTGGAAGGTGTGGCTACTTTCTGGCGAATCGAGCGACGCGACGGAGTCACGCTCGGCTTTTCCAGGCATGATCGCGATCTGCGGTTCGACGGAGTGCTGCACCGCGCCGCGCCAGGAATGCTACCTTCCGCCATCCGCCGTAGCAGCGATCTTTCGCAGGACAGCGCCGAGATGGAAGGTGCGCTTTCGCACGACACCATTACTCAGCAGGATCTGGCCGACGGCCGGTATGACGGGGCTCAAGTGGCCGTCGGCGCAGTCGATTGGGAAACGCTGGAGAATGCGATCCTGTATCGCGGTGCGATCGGTACCGTGAGCGGGGAGGCGGGCCGATACGCAGCGCAATTGCAATCTGCCAAGGCTGCGCTGGATACGGACCCTGTACCTCGAACCAGCCCGACCTGCCGCGCGCGTTTCTGTGGTCCGGGTTGTACCCTGTCGCCTGCTCGGTTCACGGTGGAAGCGACTGTCACCACTTTCGATGCCGACGCCAGTACGATTACCGCCGCTAGTATTAACAGCTCACTTTATGCTTACGGAACGCTGACATGGTTGGACGGCCCGCAAGTGGGCCTTTCCGTGCGTATTCTGCAGAATGACGAGGACTTGCTGATCCTCGAACGACCTCCTGCAATCAATACTCCAGCCAACGCCCGGGTACGGCTCCGCCAGGGATGCGATCATACCCTCGCGACATGCGCAGACCGGTTCGGCAATGCCATCAACTTCCAGGGCGAACCGTTCCTGCCGGGTAACGACCTGCTGACCCGCACCCCTTTCGCCCAATGAGCCCCAAGCCATGAGTGTCCCAAGCCAGAACAAGGCTTCGCAATTTGCGGCCGCAGCAGAAGCGCTCGTCGGCACGCCGTTTCGCCTGCACGGGCGCGATCCCCGTTTCGGGATCGACTGCGTCGGTCTGATTGCGGCCAGCTTCAACACGGTCGGCCTTCCAGTAGAAGCCCCCCGCAATTACGGCCTTCGCAACCTCAATATCGAGGCGTTGCTACCTTTCGCGAAAGCTGCCGGTCTTCAGCAGTTCATCGGAAGCGAAGCTGCAATTCGTCGCGGCGACATACTGCTGGTTTGCCCCGGCCCCGCCCAACATCATCTGGTTGTCATGCTGGACCAATGGCGGGTCGTACACGCCCATGCCGGTTTGCGCCGTGTGGTGTCCTGCCGAAGACCGCTTGACTGGCCAATTCAAATCCAATGGCGGATGTCCGCCGCATCGGAGTCCTGACAATGGCAACCATGGTCTTTACAACTTTAGGCTCGATCGTCGGAGGTCCCATCGGCGCCCTGATCGGGGGTGCGATCGGACAGCGGATCGACGGAGAAGTGTTCGGTCCCGGCCCCTCGGAAGGGCCAAGGCTGAAAGAACTGGCGATTACCACGTCAAGCTACGGCCAGCCGATCCCGCGCCATTTCGGCCGGATGCGCGTTCCCGGTTCCATCATTTGGTCGACCGACCTGATCGAAAGTCGCGAAAAAAGCGGCAATGGCAAGGGGCGTCCGTCCACTGTTGCCTACAATTACAGCATCTCCTTCGCAGTCGCCATTGCCAGCCGTCCGATCCAGGACATCGGTCGCATCTGGGCTGACGGTAATTTGCTACGCGGCCAGTCCGGTACTCTGAAAACCGGCGGCTCGATACGAATCTATCACGGCCATCGGGATCAACCGGTCGATCCCTTGCTGTCGGCCGCACTTGGCAACGAATGCTCCGCCCATCGCGGCACGGCCTATGTTGTGTTCGAGGATTTGCAGCTGGCCGAATTCGGCAACCGCATCCCTGCCCTTACCTTTGAAATCATCGCGGATAACGCGGCCATCGGCGTGCAGGATTTGATTGGCGATTCAGTGCCGCAAAGCCGGATCGACGGTGCCGGAAGCTTTGCCGGGCTGGAAGGGTATTCACACGAAGGCAGCACCATCGCTGCCAATCTGGCTTCGATCGATCCAGTCTACCCGCTTACGCTTGATGCCGGGGCCGGGATGCTTACGGTCACGACGGGTCAGCCGGACGATCCTGCTATTCCGATCATGCTGAGCGAGCCGGTGCCCGGCGTCGACGAAACGGATTTTGGAACCGCATCAGGGCAGCTTGCAAGCCGCGGCAATATTGCTCGCAGTCGGCCGGCAGCCTTGCGCTATTACGATACCGGGCGCGATTACCAACCCGGGACGCAGCGTGCGGAAGGACAATCGGAACCCGGGCGCGACCGTACGATCAGCTTTCCCGGCGCGCTGTCAGCCGACAGTGCGAGAACGCTGGCCGACGGTGCTGCACAGCGGGCAAGCTGGCGGCGAGAGACGCTTAGCTGGAGGCTGGCCGAATTGCAGCCGGAGCTTCGCCCGGGTTCCAAGGTTACTGCACCGGGCTATTCAGGACAGTGGCGCGTTACAGGATGGGAATGGCGGGATCGCGGTATCGAACTCGAACTGGAGCGTATTGCGCCGCATACCGCTCCCAGTCCCTCCGGTTCGTCAGGCGCGCCCGTGCTACCGCCTGATTTCGGTAGTTGGGAAACTCAGTTGAACCTGCTGGAACTGCCCTGGGATGGCACCGGGTCGAGTAGTGCCCCCAGAATCTATGCTGCCGTCTCTGCCGAGCGCAGCGAGTGGGGCGGGAGCGCGCTATTCGTCGAGCGGGCCGGCGAACTGATCGACCTCGGTGGCAGCGGCAGGGCTCGCAGTATAATGGGTTCCCTAATAGAACCGCTTGGCCCGTCGCCGGCCATTATGCTGGAAGAGGCAGCGGTGCTTACAGTAGAACTGCTGGCCGACGATTTGGGTTTTGCGCCAGCAAGCATCGGCGCCATCGCTGCGGGAGCCAACCGGCTTTTTGTCGGCGGGGAGATCGTGCAGTTCGCATCAGCAATCCAAACAGGATCGCGTCGCTGGCATCTTTCCGGCCTATTGCGGGGCCGGGGCGGAACCGAACCAACTGCCTTGTCTGGTCACGCGGCGGGCACGGCGGTCATTCTCATCGATGACGCTTTGCTACCACTCGACCCTGCCGAAGTGCCTTCAGCAACCGGTACGACAATCGCCGCAATCGGCGCGGGCGACAATGCGCCGGTCACGGCGGCGCTCGGCAATGCCGGACAATCGCTGAGACCACTGGTACCGGTCCACCCGCAAACCTCCGCGACGCCCGACGGAGGGCTGGAGCTATGTTGGACACGGCGGGCGCGCGGCCAGTATCGTTGGCTGGACGAGGTTGAAACGCCGCTTGTCGAGCAGGCAGAGAAGTATCGTGTCGGGATCGGACCGCTCAACTCGCCTACCCTCGAGTGGACTGTTGGTGAGCCGCGCCTGTCCCTAGATCCTGCAACCGTTATCGATATCCGTGACCGCTTTGGCGGAAGCGGGATATGGGTTCGCCAGATCGGAGACTTTGCCCAGTCTCAGCCGCTGCTCCTGCATAACATATCCTGA